AAGAAGAACTTTTAGGGTTTATTTTGAGCCAAATTAGAACGGATGACGCCTTAGATCCAATATTACATATATTTAATGCTTTAAACAGCCTATCGGAGAGAAAGGAACCATCCGAAAATAAAAAGGTTGAAAGAATACCAAACGAAGAAGATGAACAAGTGCCAAAATTAATGATAAACGAAGACCACCATACACCAGAAGAAATTTCTGAGGTTAAAACAAACCTTGTTAATTTAGAAACTAAGATTACATGTGTAGTTTGTCTGACACGCCTCAGAAATGTGGTTTTTGCCCCATGTAACCACTTGGCAACCTGACTAAATGTCCACTGTGTCGCAAAGAGTTTACGGGTACAACAAGAATTTTTGCGTGTTAAATTTTTAATGATGTAACCCATCATTAAAAATTTGTAAGAAAAAAGTGTTCAACGTCAAGAAAGATAGAAAATTAAAGTTTCCAATCTTACAACAGATTTTAGGTAAACTGAGACCAGAAATAAAGTTAGTTCAAAAATCCTAAATATCGTTTTTTAAAGCTTAAAACAAGCTTTAAAAAAATTAATCTTTTGTCGCTGAAGGACCTCTCATCCTACCTTCTGATGTGGTTGAAGCTGTCCTTTTTGTTTTAGGAATAAAAGTTAAAGGTGAACTACCGCCACTAACAAATCCACTACTATAAACTTTTGGAGTTCGGCTTTGTGACTCGTAAACACCATTAACGCTATTGTACATTTGCAAAAGGTTAACATTGGTCTTTTTGGCGATAATTTTAGACACAACAAATATTGTGGTTTGAAAGAGCACCAGAGCCATTAATCTTATTTCAACGGGCCAACTACTTACAGCCGAAGGCACATATGATTTCTCCCCCAGCTCTATAAGGAGCTTTTCATACTTGCTCATGTACAATGTTTGTTGTTGGGTATAACCCTCCATATCAAACCCTATTTTACCCAAAACAATTTCACAACCCATAAATCCCATCATTAAATACGACTTGTATGTTTCTACGGTCGAATCTACCGCTAAATTTTTTAAGGTATGGTCGTACGTCTTCTTCATATCCAAGTGGTTAGACATCATGTTAAAGTTGGGTATATGAACTTTAGGGTATGTTTTCTTCAGTCGGTCAAATTTAAATAACAACTCTCGTTTTTGGTCATCTTCATCCCTAGAGTATTCATTTCCAAAAGTTTTTACATTTGGTCTTTCATCTCCATAAACCTTTTTAATTTCTTTTACGGGCGGAATTATGGTTTGATGTTCCTTAATATTACTTTCTTTATTTGTGTGGTTGTTGTGATACTTTTCTTCATTCCTAACCTTAGAAGAAGATAAAATGGACCTTTTAACCTTACGATAACGCTCCGATGATATAGAAGCTGCTAATGGTGAACTGCTAACGGGTCTAACAACTTTACGTTTTAGAATGGGAGAAGGCTCCATTGAATCGGACGATTCCCACATAAAGGTACCTTTTCGTTCGGTGGATGGTTGGTTAGGTTCTTTAATCGAAGTTATTCTTGGTACCGCTTTAAAACCACCACCACCAATCGAATCTTCGCTCGAAACTATAGGCTCGTAATGATGTATATATTTTTCCGCTGCCAATGAACCATTAACTTTTTTTTTATTTATTAACAATTCAAGGTACAACTCGAGCATCTTAGGAAACCTTGGTTTAATTTTGGTTAAACCAAACTCATGTTCGACTTTTCTAATGATAAAACTATTGGTTTTTACAGGCATCTTTATTATTGAGAAAAAGAGAAAATAAAGATGTCTCAAGCCACAGTTTTAAACAATGGTTCATTACCCCAACAATCGACAAATGATAAGTGGTTAATAGCTATGATCCAACCACAAACAAGTTTTGACCTTGAAATTGCTAATAAATTAAGCCCGTTCCCACACTATCCAGGACCAATACGAACGATAGGTGGTTTATACCATGGTCCGAACTGTAGAATACCCGGATTTCAACCATTAATTCAACCTATTCTCAGACCTAAAACACATGTTCCAAATTGTCTAACAAGTCACTGTTACGAGTATGGAAACACGAGGTTTCCTCCAATGTGCGAGTGCGGCGACAAGTATGACTGTCGATCTTACGGTAAATGTTACAACAATAGTTGTGTTGTGGCTGGTTGGAACAGAGAAAGTTGTAGCGGTAACTGTTCTCCAACATGTGGTACATGCAACCATAATTCAAATGTGATATTTCATTAGATTTTAATGGTTAAAAAACGCCATTAAAATCTACCATTTATTATTATTAACCCTTTGAGGCCCAAATTGACCAATAAGCCCGTAGGACGTGGGATGTTGGGTCTGAAAGGGTTAAAAGAGGTCATTTCTACCTTTAATTAAATGTATTTAAAAAAGTGTTAATAATGGTAGATAATAAATGACTTCTATTGTAAATGGGTTTACCGTTCAAAAATCCACTAAAACTAGTTATGATACCGGGCAGCCATGTAGTTGCTTTACTTGTGCCTTTACTACTACAATAAGACCATGTAGCAAGACAGACAGTATGGATGATTGGGAGTATGGCCACGAAGCCTGTTGTTTCACATGTCCAAATAAAAGGCGTTGTGCAAAACCAGATAAAAACGAATGTTTTATAGGTGTAGACTCCCATAAAAGAGACCCGCTTTCAAAAGTGACGTGGAATGGTAGGGGTCCTAACCTTAAATGTATATACGACGTCAACAAGGTCAATACTATGGACCAAATTGACAATTTTAAACAAAAGTTTGGAACTCATGGTGACTTTAATACCATAGTGGCAAACTTTTGTCAACAATCTTCAGATACATGTGTCATAGACCCAGATACCGGTAAAAATATGACAAAGTGTTCAAGGTTAAAGTCGACCGGTAAAGATGGTGAGCTGTGTCGTGGTTGGTTTAACCAACAACCTAAAAATGTTCAAGACACGGTGGTTCAAAACTATTGCGCGGTCAACAACACACCAGACTGCAAGTGTGTCAATAGATCTTTAAACGAGGTCTATCGCAGCCTTAAAGTTGGAAAAGTTATAAATGATGGTTGTTGGTTCACCCCTTGCGCCAACCCACAATCATACCTTCAAACAACAGATGTTGAAAACCCTTCTTGTCCAGACAATTTCTGCGATGTTATATTCAACATTGTTAAAGATAGGGATGTGTCCATAGATAACATTAAAAACGATGTGAACTGCGTGTTTAAACCTGCTCCAAAACCACCTCCACCTAAGCCAACTCCACCACCCGTAGTGCCTCCTAAGCCAACTCCACCTCCTGTAGTGCCTCCTGTAGTGCCACCTAAGCCAACTCCACCACCTGTAGTGCCTCCTGTAGTGCCACCTAAGCCAACTCCACCACCTGTAGTGCCTCCTGTAGTGCCACCTAAGCCAACTCCACCACCTGTAGTGCCTCCTGGTCCTACTCCACCTTCTCCACCACCGCCTATACCAGGGCCACCTTTACCTCCGGTTCCACCTTTGGATTTAAAGAAAAATTATTTGGTGTTAGGGTTCATTGTAATTATAATTTTAATACCATTTTTCCAAGGTTCAAGAAGCCTTTTTGCAAATCATGTATTCTTAAACACAATTTTTATGGTTCTTTTAGGTATAAATATATACAGTCTACAAAGTTATATAAACACAAAGGTATAATTTTTTTGAATAAGGTTAGAAGTATTTTTAAAGCTTGTTTTAAGCTTTAAAAATAATCACAAATTTTTAAAAACTTGTAAACGTCCTTTTTTATCAAGTTTTCATCGAATCCGCTAATTAGAACTTTTCCGGTAGAAAACAACCTAAAAGTTAAATATTTTTTATTTAAAGCATTCTGCTTCTGTTCACCATCAAGTAGAGTTGTGTACGACTCGTATGCTATGTGCTGGGTGGTTTTACCTTGTTTCTTATTCCAACAAACATGTTTTATTGGATGGTTAATAAACTCCCCAACATCAAAAGATTTTTTGATCGTTATAGCTCTATCGTTAGGGAGAAAAAAAGCCACAAAATTTTTATCAATAAATTTTTGGATTATGTCTACCTTTGAATTTTCGAAAATATTTTTTGTTACTTCTTGGTCCAACATAATCATAAAATTACATAAAATTGGAACTATCACAATTTCCAATCTATCATTTTCGGTGTAAGTTTTAGCTGTAAATACATCATTATTTTTATTTAATTTTTCTAATAAAGTGTATATCTTGTACATAACCTTTTCAACGTCTACTTGTGGTATACCAATAACCTGAAACGTTCCGATATTTGTAATCTTTATATGGACCATTTTCTTCTTGCGCTTAAATAAGGTGTGACACATCACAAGATGGCACGCGTTTTTAAATCCATTTTTGGTTTTAAAAAGGTTCTCATTCCCCTTAATTATCTTTTTATATTTTAAAGCTGTAATGGTACCAGCTCTATTAGACTCACTTGATATATTTATAGCCTCGACCAGGTTTTCGAGATTGATAATAAGATTGGTTTTGACCAAAAAAGTCTGGAGAACCGGTGTTTCAAATATATTTATTTTGTTTGACATTATGGTTTATTTATACTTTTAAAATAAGAAAAATTTCAATTTGTTGCTATAGCATTTGATTATTTATTATTCGACCCTTGTAGTCGCGGTCACAGTTTCGCTTTCGACTATACAAGCCAAATTATAGTAGACTCTGTCATTTATCCACAAATGAAATTTTAACCATAAAACTAAGAAAAAACGCAATGTTGTTTTTAGAGTCTCCAAAAGTAAGAGTTGAGTGTCGTCTCTCACTCAACACAACTCAACTCAACTCAACACAACTCTCAAAATCTAAGAGTAGACTCCAAAAAAGTAAGGATTCGAGACAAATCGTAAGGATTCGAGACAAATCCGACTTGTTCAACAACATATCTAGATTTCTCTTCTTCGACTTGTATAGTCGCACTCACACAATC